ATTTTCTTAGAAATGAATTGCAAAATTATCAAGATGACGACCTAGTGATGTTTGTAGATGGTTATGACGTTTTAATTAATGAAGAAGAATATGGTATTATAGAACGCTATCTAACCTTTCATTGCAAAGTTTTATTTGCTGCTGAAAAAGTTTGTTGGCCAGATAGAAGTTTAGAGCCGTACTTCCCTGAACCTGCAAATGGTTATCGATATTTGAATAGTGGATGTTTTATCGGCGTGGTTTCTGAACTTAAGAAGATTGTTTCGGATACAATTAACGACACTGATGATGATCAACTGTATTTTCAAAGAAAGTTTCTAAGTAAAAAATACGACATGAAACTGGATCATGAGGGGTACGTTTTTCAGTGTATTTCAATGGTCGAGGATAAAATTGGGTTAAACAAACACAATCAGATCACAAATTCTGAAACTCGATGTACAGGAGTTGTTTTACATGGAAATGGTGGTCCTATTGCGAAAGATCGTTTTGATGCAATCTATAATTTCCTTTATCCAGATAAACCACCCACAAAATACACCTTTGCAAATACAAAAAACTTTAGAATCGTTGGACCAGAAATCATATGCATTAAGTTTATGACGCCTCAAATGTGTGCCGATCTAATTGGTATGGCTGAAGAAACTGCGCGCAAAAATGGTGGGTTTAAACCATTAGAATATGATAAATTTCCAGCACAAGAACTTCGCATCAAAGCAATTGATCAAGGTTTGTGGAACGCTATTGAAAAAAACTTAAAAGAGTACATCTTTCCTGTAATTGAGTCTTATTGGGCACCGACGCAGATGTATGGTGTTCGGGATCTTTTTGTAATTCGTTATAGCCCCGATACACAAAAATCACTTAACTGTCACAATGATGCTTCCATGGTAAGTGGAACGGTAAAACTCAATAATGATTATACAGGGGCAGAATTATACTTCAGAAGGCATAATATTAAGAATACTGATATGGAAGTGGGCGAATTGATGCTTTGGCCAGGACAGGTGACTCACGGTCACGAGAGCCTACCAATTACAAGTGGAACTAAATATAGTCTAGTTCTATGGACACAACGCCACCCAAGAGATGAAATTTAATGGCTAAACCTACCTCTCGCGCCGAATTAAAAGACTATGCGCTACGCAAATTAGGGTTTCCAGTCGTAGAGATTAACGTCGACGACGATCAGTTAGACGATCGTATCGACGAAGCTCTTACGATGTATCAGCAATTTCATTATGATGCAGTTGAAAAAACCTATTATAAACATCAGGTTACTAGTGGTGACGTTGCCAACACATATATTTCGATGCCAAGTAGCATTATTGGTGTAACTCGTATGTTCCCAGTCAGCACTGACAGCGTTAACTCGAACGCTGCAGGCAATTTTAATATGTTCGATTTGACGTATCAGTTACGTTTGAATGAACTTTACGATTTTACCTCTGCTGATTACGTTTACTATGCGCTCGCAAAACAACATATTCGTACACTCGACCTTCTATTTTTAGGCGAACAACCTGTTCGTTTTAATCGTCATGACGATAAACTTTATATCGATATGAAGTGGAATAATCGAATTGTTGTCGGTAGTTACTTGGCCATTGAATGTTATAAAGTCATAGACACAGCAGTTTCCACAGAAATATGGAATGATAGTTGGCTTAAAAAGTATGTAACTGCATTGTTCAAAAAGCAATGGGGCGAGAATCTTAAAAAGTTTTCTGGCGTTCAACTTCCTGGTGGAATTACATTGAACGGTCAACAAATATGGAATGAGGCTGAACAAGAGATTGAACGTCTCGAAGAAAAACTTCGCGACACATATGAAGAACCACCACAGTTTGAGATTGGTTAATGCCAACATCAGTTTATTTCAATAACTATAATTCTCATGCTGAGCAACGATTATATGAAGATTTAATCGGTGAAGTTGTTCACACATACGGAATAGACGCAAAGTATATTCCAAGAGAATCAGAGTCATCTTTTGATCTTGTGTTTGGTGACGATCCAACTAAGAAATATGATTCATCATATCCAATCGCGGTTTATGTTCAAAATGTTGATGGATTTCAAGGCGGCGATTTGTTTAGTAAATTTGGTCTTGAGATTCGTAAACAAGTTCAATTCGTCATTCCTCATCGCGCATTTAAGCAAGGTATTCCACAAAATCTACTTCGTCCAAGAGAGGGAGATTTATTGTGGTTGACTAATTTTAAAAATCTATTTGAAATTACTTTTGTTGAACGTGATAACTTTTTCTACACATTCGGTAGATCAAGTTATTATGGCTTTCTTGTTACTTGTGAACTATTCCGTTACAGTAACGAAGATCTTGCAACAGGCGATCCAGAAGTTGATGTAATTGAAAATGAATTGTCATCTGCGTTTAAATACACTATGACTGCTGGTGGAACGAGTACTTATGCATTGAACGAGCAAGTATATCAAGGAACAAGTTTAAACGCTGCAACTGCAATTGGTTACGTTGCAAGATGGGATAAGCCTACTTTGAGTTTAGAATTAAAAGATGTAAAAGGAAGATTTGCTACAGGCTCCGCTATTGTTGGAGTAGAAAGTGGAGCAAGTTATGTGTTATCAAGTACAAATCTGTTTGATAATACGAATGATGGTTTAGAAAACAATTTCGATTTTGAATCTGAAGCAGATGGTGGGATTTTAGATTTTACTGAATCTAATCCATTTGGTGAACCATAATGTTAGGTAGTCCATTTTATCATAGAACAATACGCAAAAATGTTATTGCGTTCGGTTCACTTTTCAACGACATTACTCTTGTTCGTTATTTAAAAAACAGTTCAACAGAAATTGAACGTTTTAAAGTTCCGTTGTCATATGCAGCAAAAGAAACTTTTATAACTAAATTGCTTGGCGATCCTGACCTACAAAAAAATGTGCAGGTCGTTTTGCCAAGAATGTCATTCGAGATTACTTCAATAACATATGATTCGAGTCGAAAAACGTCATCATTTAACGAGACATTTTTTATTAAATCGAATTCTAAATTAGATTATTTGCGCAGTGGTGTACCATATACAATTGGTTTTGATTTGCAAATTTATGTTCGTAACGTTGAAGATGGTACACAAATTGTCGAACAAATTTTACCATATTTTAATCCAGATTACACAGTTTCTGTTAACTTCATTAATAATCTTGAAACAAAAAGAGATGTTCCAATCATATTAGAAAATGTTTCATATTCTCAAAACTATGAAGGAGAAAAGGGAACTGTTCGTTATTTGATATGGACATTATCGTTTACTATGAAGACATACTTTTTCGCTAACACTTCAGAATCTAGTGTTATCCGTAAAGTTGTTGCAAATACGTCGTATGAACTTGAATCAACAGCATTACGTCAATTCATTGTCGAAAATGGTTGCATCTATAAGATTGGCGAAACAGTATATCAAGGACCTAATGTACCAAACGCAACTGCAGTTGGTATAGTCAGTAGACAGTTTGGAAATAATGTCACAATTCAATTACGATCAGGAAAGTTTGATATTGACAAACCATTGTTTGGAGTAGACTCGCGAGCAAATTGTTCAATTATTGAAGATGTTAATGAACCATTGCAGCTCGTATATCAATCTGCAACACCAAACCCATTAAATTCAAGTTCTAATAGTGATTTTGGATTTACAGATGTATTGCAAGAATACCCATACATCTATCCTGTTACTGCAAATACAGATACATATAGTACAGATTCGTTAAACATCACTGTCGATACTAACCAACTAACCTCGGACGAAGAGCAATAAAATGGCAAGACAAAATATTAATATCGGCACAGCAGCAAACGACGGCACAGGCGATAAACTTCGCGTAGCCTTTGATAAGATCAACGATAATTTCGTTGAATTGTATGAGCAAGGCGACAAAGGAACTAAAGGCGACAAAGGTGAACCTGCTGTTGGTGGATCAGGTGCACAAGGAGCACAAGGTGTTGCTGGCGACAAGGGTGCAACAGGCGCGCAAGGCGTGCAAGGTGATATTGGCACAAAAGGCGATAAAGGTGAAGTTGGAGTGCAAGGTTCTGCTGGTTCGACTGGCGCACAAGGCGATGCTGGCACAAAAGGCGATAAAGGTGAAGTTGGAGTGCAAGGCGCACAAGGTGCTGTTGGCGATAAAGGAGAAAAAGGCACAAAAGGTGATGTCGGAGCACAAGGTGTACAAGGTGCTGTTGGCGATAAAGGAGAAGTTGGGGTTCAAGGTGTCCAGGGCGTTCAGGGCGCATCTGGCGGTGGTGCTAATACAGGTAATGTGACATTTAGCGACCAAATTGTAATAGGCACTGGCAGCAATGATGGCAGTGGCGGATTGTATTTGGCTCCTGGAAATAATAGTATTGCTAATAGTGCATTACAATACCTGAGAGTGCGCGGTGGTGATGTTGCCACACACATACACCTTGACACAGGCAATAACGCCTATTATGACCAATACTTTGGTGATGACGGCAAGTA